GATTGAATACACAGGTAAAGTTTTTGAAAATCAAAAAAACGATTGGAAAGATGAATTCATTTTATTGACGTTATCAAGTCCTCTGTTTTTATTAGCGTATTCTGTATTTGCAGAAGATGAAGATATTTCTAAAAAACTAGACTTGTATTTTCAGAAATTACAAGATATGCCTTGGTGGATAACTGGACTTTGGATTTCAGTGGTGGCTGCCGTATATGGAATCAAAGCAACTGATATCATTAACACAAAAAAAGGAAAGTAATATGATTAAAAAAATAAAACAAAAACTTTGTGAATTAGTTTGTAAAATATTTGGTATTACACAATGTCTGTGTGATCACGAATGTAACTGTAAAAAGGAGAAATAAAAATGAAAGGCTATCATAAAACAAAAAAAGGAACCATGGCTAAAAAAGGTCTTTGGTACAATATTCAGCAAAAGAAAAAAAGAATCGCTGCAGGTTCAGGTGAGAAGATGAGAAAACCTGGAACGAAAGGCGCACCAACCGCTAAAGCGATTAAGAAATCACAAGGTAAAAAGTAATGGTAAAAGGATTAAAGAAAGTATTTAAAGGTTTGAAAAAAGCATCTAAGACACATGCTCAACAAGCCAAGATAGTTAAAAAACACATTAAGAAAATGGAAAAAAAATAATGGCAAGATCACCAGCTTGGCAAAGAAAAGAAGGTAAATCTAAATCAGGTGGACTCAATCGAAAAGGTATTGCATCCTATCGTGCAGCGAATCCTGGTTCTAAATTATCTATGGCTGTAACGACGAAGCCATCTAAATTAAAGAAAGGTTCTAAAGCAGCAAACAGACGTAAGTCTTTTTGTTCTAGAATGAAAGGCATGAAAGCTAAATTGACTTCAGCAAAAACAGCTCGTGACCCAGATTCTAGGATTAATAAATCGCTTAGAAAATGGAATTGCTAATGGACGCTGTAGAATTTTTAACTAAATTACGAAAACTTATACGAAGTTCCTATCAAAACATTGGAGACAATATGATCTCCGGTGGTGTTGACAATATGGAGAAATATAAGTATTTGTTAGGTCAGGCACATGCCTACCAATATATAGATCAGGAAATCTCTAACCTGCTAAACCCAAAGGAGCAAAAAAATGACAATGAAAGAACAGGCGACAACGTCGTCCAATTCGAACCAGGAAGTACCGAAGATTAAAACAGGACTACTGGATAAATATAAAGACGAGCCAAAAGAAAAAGAAGCAAAACGATTAGATCCAGAAAACATTCAAGGAGTGGTAGATGATTTACCAGAACCTTGTGGTTGGAGACTATTAGTTTTACCTTTTACACCCAAAGAAAAAACATCAGGCGGAATTATTATTGCCCAAGAATCTTTAGACAAAGCAAGAATCGCAACCAATTGTGGTTATGTATTAAAGATGGGGCCACTGGCATACAGGGACAAAGAAAAATTTGAAACAGGTCCTTGGTGCAAAAAAGGAGATTGGGTGATCTTTGCAAGATATGCAGGATCACGTTTACCAATAGAAGGCGGAGAAATTCGACTTCTCAACGACGACGAAGTTTTAGGAACCATTAAAGATCCTGAAGCTGTGTTGCATTACATTTAACATAGGAGGAGACTATGCAAGAAGAAAAAGACGTTCCTATGGTAGACATAGATACTTCTGGTCCTGGAGCAGACATTGAATTAAAAGATGACGCGCCTCAACAACCGGAACAAGAAGTAACAGAGTCACCAAAGGAAGAAGTAACAGAAGAACCTAGCCCCTCGCCACAAGCAGCGAGCGACGAGAAGCAAGAGACCAAGACAGAAGAAGCTACAGAAGAAAAGAAAGACGAATTAGAAACGTACAGTAAAGATGTGCAAAGACGAATTGCGAAACTAACCAAAAAATGGAGAGAAGCAGAACGTCAAAAAGAAGAAGCATTGCATTTCGCTAGAATCCAAAAAGAGAATGCGGAAAAAATAAGTAAAAAATATTCTTCTTTAGAAACAACTAGTTTAAAAGATAGAGAAGCTAAATTAGTTGCTGCTATGCAAGGAGCAAAAGCTAGATTAGCTCAAGCTAGAGAATCAGGAGATATTGAAGCAGAAGTAGAAGTGCAAAAAGATATCTCTCGTTTAGGATATGAAGAAGCTAGATTGTTAGAAATCAAAGCTGCACAAGAAGAAATGGTTTCTAAAAGAGAAGAAGCTGTTCCTACCATGAATAACTTTCAAGCTCCTAAACAACCACAAAACGTTGTTCCGGATGAAAAAGCAGAAGCATGGGGTGCTAAAAACCGATGGTTTGGTACCGATAAACCCATGACTTATACCGCTTTTGATATCCATGAAACCTTAGTAAATGAAGAAGGATTTGATCCATCTTCGGAAGAATACTACTCTGAACTGGATAAAAGAATAAGAGTTGCATTTCCTACCAAATTTGCTAATAAGGAGGAAACAATAACGGCGGAAACGACCAAACCGACACAGATAGTAGCTGGAGCAAAGCGAAGTGTAAAACCAGGTCGCAAAACTGTGAGACTCACCCCTTCTCAAGTTGCAATTGCTAAAAAATTAGGAGTGCCATTGGAAGAATATGCGAAACAATTAAAAATCACGAAGGAGGTATAAGCATATGGAAAACGATAAAATGAAAACCCCGCGTGCGAGTCAGACTAGAGATTCTCAAACGAGACCTCAAACTTGGACTCCACCATCATCTTTAGATGCACCGCCTGCGCCGGATGGTTATAGGCACAGATGGATAAGAACTGAAGTTCTCGGATTCGACGATACGAAGAACATGTCAGGTAAAATGAGATCAGGATGGGAGCTCGTAAGAGCAGATGAATATCCTGGATTCGCTTATCCTCAAGTTGCTGAAGGCAAATACGCAGGAGTGATTGGAGTTGGTGGCCTTGTGCTGGCAAGGATACCCGAGGAGATCGCAAAATCTCGAGAAGCTTATTTTGCAAAGCAAACTAAGGATCGAGACGACGCAGTAAACAACGATCTTATGAAGGAACAGCATCCAAGTATGCCGATCAATACTGATAGGCAAACTCGTGTTACTTTCGGTGGTACCAAGAAGGACTAATTTTTTAGAAATTCTTACCAACGAATTAAATTAAACTTAAAACTTAGGAGTAAATAAATATGGCTAACAAAGACGCCGCTTTCGGATTGAAAGCAATAGGTAAAGTTGGTCAGAATAGAGACAACCAAGGTTTAAGTGAATATAGTATTGCAGCTTCTGCATCCGCTATATATCAAAACGATCCAGTTGAAATGTTAGATACTGGAACTATTGGTGTAGCTGCGGCAGGAGATGTCTTATTAGGCTCACTTAACGGTGTTTTCTATACTGACGCTTCGACTTCAAAACCTACATGGGCGAATCACTTAGAAGCTTCCAACACTGCAACAGACATTGTTGGCTTCGTAGCTGATGACCCTTATGAAAGATTTGAGGTTCAAAGTGCAGGAACAGTTGCCCAAACAAACATTGGAAACTGTGCTGACATTGTGTATGCAGCTGGTAGCTCGCCAAATTATGTTTCAAAAGTAGAGATTTCTGGAACAATGGCCGCAACTGCTGCTCAATTAAAAATAGTAGGTGTTTCAAAAGACCCGGATAATAGCGAATTAGGCGCAGCTAATGCGAACGTAATCGTTACTATTAACGAGCACTTCTTGAAACAAACCGCAGGCATATAATAGGAGTATATAAATATGGCTATATCACGATCACAACTAGTTAAAGAACTAGAGCCAGGATTGAATGCACTATTCGGCCTGGAATACAAAAAGTACGAAAATCAGCATGCTGAAATTTTTGATACTGAGAATTCAGACAGAGCTTTCGAAGAGGAAGTAATGTTATCTGGATTTGCAAATGCACAAGTTAAACCAGAAGGTTCAGCTGTGACTTTTGACAATGCTCAGGAAACTTTCACTGCTAGATATACGCACGAAACAATAGCTCTTGCTTTCTCAATCACTGAAGAAGCGATTGAAGACAACTTGTATGACAGACTAGCGTCTAGATATACAAAAGCTTTAGCAAGATCTATGGCGAACACTAAGCAAGTAAAAGCTGCAAACGTTTTAAATAACGGTTTCAGTAATACTTATGCTGGTGGAGATGGAAAGGCGCTTTTAGCGACTGACCACCCAACTATCGCTGGAACTTTCTCTAACGAGTTAGCAACATCTGCTGACTTGAACGAGACTTCATTAGAACAAGCATTGATTGATATCGCTGCTTTCACTGATGAAAGAGGTTTAAAAATTGCAGCTAGAGGAGTAAAAATGATTATTCCTTCTGAGCTTCAATTTACAGCTGAGAGATTGATGAAATCTGCTCAAAGAGTTGGAACTGCTGACAATGATATCAACGCAATCAAAAACATGGGGATGATTCCTCAAGGTTATGTAGTAAACAACTACTTAACTGACACTGATGCGTTCTTTATCAAGACAGACGTGCCAAACGGTATGAAAATGTTCGTAAGATCACCGATCAAAACTTCAATGGAAGGTGATTTCGACACTGGAAACGTTAGATATAAATCTAGAGAAAGATACAGCTTCGGCTGGTCTGACCCTAGAGGTATCTTCGGATCTCCAGGTGCGTAATATCTAATTGATATTATACATTTAATATTTGAAAGGGCTCCTTTACGGGGCCCTTTCTTTTTGATAGAAAGGACGAACCATGATGAAGAAATTCTTAGTAAAAATTAATGCATACGGATACAGAGCCAATTTTGACATTGACGCTATAGATACCCCTAAAAGTATTGAGTCCGCTATCCTTGACAAAATAGGAAAAAAAGATATAAAGTTTACTCCTAATGGTACCTCAACAAGAGTGTGTCATTTAACCTACGAGGAGATTGTACATGGAGAACAATCACATCAAGGATCTTTACAAGACAAAAAGATCGCTTGAGTTAGAGTGGGAGCAAGACCATATTGATAATGGTATATATACCATTAATATGGTTAGGATTGATGAAAAGATTAGAGAAGTTATCAGTCATATTAAAGTGGCTGAAGCTAAAGAATCTTTACATAAAGTAAAAATAGAATCTGCTGCTCCTGAATTTTCTATAGCTGGTTAAATAAACCAAGCTATTTATCGCTGGAATGCGTTTTCCTGATAAGGATATCTTGCGCTTCAATTCAAATTAGTCTATAAATAACTCACTATATATAATTTTTGGTACAGACGCATATAGTCGACGGCCTAGAGACTGTATCAAATTAACTAGGAGGATATAACTATGGCAACAACTACATTTTCAGGACCAGTAAAATCTGACAATGGTTTTCAAGTATCAGCAAGTGGTGGTGGATTAACATTACCAGCATACTTATTAGCATCTTTACCGACAGCAACTGCTGGATTGGTAATTTATGTTTCTGACGCTAACTCAGGCGTTGGAACAATTGCTTTTGGTAATGGTACTAATTTCATTGACATTAAAACTGGACTAACAGTAGCATAATTAATTATTGTGGGCCTTCGGGCCCACTTAAATTTAACGGAGATTAAAATATGAAATCAGATGTAAAAGCAATAAGAGTTACTGGAACGGGTTCTGTATTTGGCGGAAGAACAAGATTAAGAGGAATTATTCTTGCTAACGCTACTGCAGGTGCTGGAACTATAACTTTACAAGATGGAAACGCTGCTACACAATTTGTTGGTGACTGTCCAGCAGGAGATGTTTTTGCTTTCAATATTCCAGAAGATGGAATTTTATTTGAAGGTGGAATGACTGTTTCTGCAATATCAGGTTTAACAGCGGCTACAATATTATTAGATAAGTAGGAGGCTATATGGCTAACACTACTTCAGGTACAACTACTTTTGAAAAAGGTTTTTCTATAGCAGACATTGTAGAAGAAGCTTATGAGAGAATAGGTATTCAAGGAGTATCTGGTTATCAATTAAAAGGAGCAAGACGTTCTTTAAACATTATGTTTCAAGAATGGGCCAATCGTGGATTACATTACTGGGAAGTTGCTAACAACTCACTTACCTTAGTTCAAGGTCAATCAGTATATACTATGTATCGTTCTACATCCGATGGAACATCTAGTGCAACCGCAGTGTATGGAGTAGATGATATTTTAGAAGCATCTTATCGAAATGCTTCTAATGTAGATTATCCTTTGACTAAAGTTAATAGATCCACTTATCAATCTTATTCTAATAAAACAGCTCAAGGCACACCTACTAATTATTTTGTACAAAGATTTATTGATAAAATAACGGTTACTTTGTACCTCGTTCCTGGTGCCTCAGAAGCTGGAAACACAATTAATTATTATTACGTTAAACGAATTCAAGATGCAGGAGACTACACTAATGATGTAGATGTTCCTTATCGATTTGTTCCTTGTATGTTAGCTGGATTAGCTTATTATTTATCCATTAAATTTTCACCGGAAAGAATTCAAGCATTAAAATTATTATATGAAGATGAATTAGCAAGAGCATTACAAGAAGATGGGTCTTCTTCTAGTTCATTTATAACCCCGCAAACATATTATCCAAATGTCTAATTTATCTAAAGGAAAATATGCAATGTTTATTTCAGATCGTTCTGGAATGGCTTTTCCTTATAGTGAAATGGTAACGGAATGGAATGGTGCTAGAGTACATACATCGGAATATGAACCTAAACAACCACAACTAAATCCAAAACCACATGGGGGAGATGCACAAGGTTTACCACAAGCAAGACCGGATCGTGTAGAACCTGCAACTCCTAATTTATTACCAAGTAATCCTTTTACTATTACAGCGGGATCACAAACAATCACAGTAACCGAACCTTCTCATGGTAGAACTACTGGAGATACGGTGGTATTTAGAAACGTAGATGGAAGTCCAGGTGGATTAAATTATTCAGTATTTGAAAATGCATCAGGATTTAGTATAACAGTTACAAGTACAGATAAATATACTTTTACATTAGGAACTAATCCTACCGTAACTGAAAACGCAGGAGGAATGACGGTAACGGCTGGTCCCGTTACACTAACACCATAATATGAGCTACACTTTTTCTAATTTAAAAACAGACATAAGAAATTATACAGAAGTAGATAGTTCTGTATTAAGCGATTCAGTATTAACTACTATTGTTAAAAACGCTGAAAATAAAATTTATAGAGAAGTAGATGCAGATGATAATCGTTTTTATGCTACTTCTAATCTTCAAGCAGGAAATAGATATGTAACCATTCCATCGGATCTTAGAATTATTCGTTATGCACAACTAACCGATGCTAGTGGAGATCAAACTTATTTAGAAAAAAGAGACACTTCTTTTATGGCAGAGTATTACAATACTCCTAGCACTCAATCCGGATTACCTAAATACTATGCTAATTGGGATGCAAACTACTGGGTAGTAGCCCCTACACCAGATAATACGTATTTAATCACTTTAGCTTATGTAAAACAACCTACTTCTATCACTACTTCTGACTCTGCTACGACTTATGTCAGTAATAAATATCAAGATTTACTTTTGTATGCTTCTCTGGTAGAAGCATATGGATACTTGAAAGGTCCTGCAGATATGTTACAATATTATTCGCAGACTTATGATAGAGCAATGGCTTCGTATTCTATTGAACAACAAGGTAGAAGACGCAGAGACGAATATCAAGATGGTGCTATTCGTACTCCTATAAAATCTGAATCACCATCTAAATTTTAAGGAGAAAACTAAATGGCAAACATAGTACCTGACTCTTTTAAAACAGATCTACTTGGTGGAGTGTTTGATTTTGATTCTGGTGGATCAACTTTCAAATTAGCACTTTATACATCATTAGGTGGTTTTAGTACGGCTACTACTGCTTATACAACTACTAACGAAGTATCTTCGTCTGGTACCAACTATACAGCAGGTGGTAATACTTTAACTAATAATGGTGTAGCAATATCAAGTAACATTGCATACGTTGACTTCGCAGATTTGACTTTCTCTTCTGTGACATTGTCTGCAGTAGGAGCTCTGATTTATAAAGGAACATCTA